GCGCGGCATACGATACTCGTCCACATTGTCGCTCGTTCGAATGGTTTCGATCCGCAGCGCGGATCCTGGCCGGCGTTCGTCCACGTCGTCTCACGCCATGTGGCGCTCGACCTCAACCGGACGATGCGCAAGCAGCGCGCGGGCGAAGCTTCCGCGATGGATCAACACAGCTGCTGCGATCTTGCCGCGGGATTGCACCTGCGGCTCGATTTCCAAAAGGCGCTCAAGCGGCTGCCTACTGAAGCGCAGCGCATCGTCGGGCTTATCGCCAACGCCAGCAGCGTCACCGACGCCCAGCACCGCAGCGCGCTGCCGCCGGCATCGTTCTATCGCGCGCTTCGCGATTTGCGTCTCCGCCTGATCGCCGCGGGCGTTTGTCCATCCGTTCGCAACCAGCTTGCAGCGTGAAGGGGCTCGTCATGTCCACACTCGCTCTTCCCTCCGCCAGCAAGCCTGGTCCTGTTTTTCCTGCACGCGACATCATCACCGACATCGATCTGTGTGTGTGGGTCAGCGACGCCGAACCTGGCGATAGCCTCGTCTACTACCGCGGGCATCTCAGTCACGACCGCGCGCCAATGCCGCGCGTCTATCCGGACGAGCCGCGATGGCGCCTCGACTGGCTCGCGCGACGGGCGCTGATCCTCAACGCCGATGGCTGGATCGATCTCGTGCAGCGCCGCTGCGGCCCCGCCGTCTGGGATTACGTCGCCATCAAACGACACGCGGCTCCGCCCGCGAGCGCTATGCGCGCCGTTGTCGCCGCGCTCATCAAGCGATCCGCCTGAATCCTTCCACAAACGCAGAAAGCAATCGCCATGAATCCAACGGTTATTGATGAGATCGGCAGTCTAACGATGCAACGTCTCGCCGATCTATCCCCAAGCGAACTTGCATGCCTGAGCCGTGATCTTGCGGAACAGAAGGCGAAACTTGCAGCTCTCGATGAAAGGCTCACCTCGGCCTTCGACTTGCGCTACGGCGCACGCGCCGCGCAACGCCGCGCCGAAATGGGCAAGGACACTGGCGCCGTGCGCTTCGACGACAATGGCTTTGTCGTCGTCGCCGATCTGCCCAAGCGCGTGAAATGGGATCAGGAAAAACTCCGTCACGCCGTCGAGATCATCCGATCGAGCTGGAACGACGATCCCGCAGACTATGTGAAAACAAAACTCGAAGTCTCCGAGAGCGCCTTCACAAACTGGCCGCGAGTGGTGCGCGAGTTGTTTCAGCCTGCGCGCACCGTCGAGACCGGCAAGCCCTCCTACAAGATCCAAGCCAAGGGAGATCAATGATGGGCACGCTTACCGATTCACTTATGAGTTCGACGACGCTTTCCGCGCCGCGGCTCCTGGTCCACGGCGTCGCCGGCGTCGGCAAAACCGTCTTTGCCGCAGCAAGCAATCGTCCTGCGATCATCTGCTGTGAAGACGGTCTCGGCATGTTGAAGGTCCCGCACTTTCCACTTGCTCGCTCTTACGGCGACGTCATCGACGCGCTGGCGGCGCTGCACACGGAAGATCACGAGTTCAAAACCGTGGTCGTCGACAGCGTCGACTGGCTCGAGCCACTCGTGTGGGCGGAGACCTGCAAGATTCACAACTGGAGTTCGATCGAAGAGCCCGGTTATGGGAAGGGATACGCCGCGGCTCTTGATCTGTGGCGCCAGTATCTCGACTGGCTGAACGCGCTGCGTGACGACCGCGGCATGACCGTGATTCAGATTGCCCACACGGACATCAAGCGCTTCGATAGCCCGGAGCATGAGCCCTACGATCGCTACGTGATCAAGTTGCAGGCCCGCGCCGCTGCGCTCCTGCAGGAGCATTCGGACGCCGTGCTATTTGCAAACTACCGCATCAGCACGGTGAAGTCCGACGTCGGCTTCAACAAGAAGGTCACGCGCGCTTTGGGGAGCGGCGAGCGGGTCCTCTACACCGCCGAGCGTCCAGCCTTCCTCGCCAAGAACCGCTACGGCCTTCCCGACGTCCTGCCGCTCGATTGGCAGGCGTTCGCGGCCGCCATGCCGAAGTTCGAATAACCACCAATCATACAGGAGAGATGAACATGGCGCGCTTTGATGCCACCTTCGACGCCGCTGGCGTTGAGCCGATGAAGGCTTTTGAAGTCCTTCCGGCAGGAAAATACACCGTGCAAATCGTCGAGAGCGACATGCGGCTGACCAAGGACGGCGCCGGCCAGTATCTTTGGCTGATGCTCGACATCCTGGAGGGGCCGCTGCAGGGCCGCAAGCTTTTTGATCAGCTGAATTTGGTCAACGCCAACATAACAACGGTCGAAATCGCGCAGCGTTCGCTGTCTGCAATCTGTCATGCGACCGGTCAGATGCAGGTCACTGATTCAGAGCAGCTGCATCTGATCCCGATGACCATCCAGGTGACCGTCGAGCCACCCAAGAACGGCTACGGCGAGCGCAATAGGATTCGCTACATGATGCCGGAAGCAGCGGCTTCAAAGGCCCCCGCGGCCCCAGCAACTTCCGCCAGGCCAACTGCGAGTCCAACCGCGAGTTCAAGTCCAACGCCGCGGCCGCAGCGCCCGACGGCTCCTTCAGCGCCCCCTCGTCAGTCGGCGCCATGGAACCGGCCCTCCTGAGACAATTCATTCAGCGCCGCCGTCGCCCATTCAGCGGCGGCGCCTCTCCCGGATTCTTGGAGATAATTATGGAAGACGCCTTCGCCGCGCCCGCCACAGGCGCGAACACGAGTTGCGCCACGCATCGAACATCTGTCGACGCGCGCGCCGCGCTCATTGAGATCGACGACGGCATCGCCGCCATCAAGGCGCAAATCGCGGCGGCCGACCTCAGCCGACAAGCGAGCAAGCGCAAGATTGACCCGGTGTGGTTTCATCGCGCCAAAACCGCGCTGCGTCACCTTCAGCGCGAACGGGCGCAGCTACTGGCTTCGGGTTCGGCTCCTCACGCGAACAAGCAGACGTTCAAGGACGTCATCATCGCCGTGCTGCGCGAGCGCCACGATCCGCACGCCTAGGCAACGGTCATTGAGGAGGCGCGTGCGCGTCTGGCCGAGGAGGCGCGCTCATGAGCGCCCTTCCGTCTCCTTCCTCGCCCACTCTCGCCGCTATCTACGCCGCCTATGAATCTGACCAGGGCGATGGCTTTCGGGAGCATCTTGGCGCCTCGCTCATCGGCAAGCCGTGCGAGCGCGCACTTTGGTATGACTTTCGCTGGATTACGCCCTCGCGCTTTGAAGGGCGAATCCTGCGCCTCTTTGATACAGGAAACCGTGAGGAGGCGCGGCTGGTGCGCGATCTTCGCGCGACCGGCGCCACTGTCCTGGAGGTCGATCCTCAAACGGGGCGCCAGTTTCGGGTCGAGGCGCATGGCGGTCATTTCGGCGGCTCGCTCGACGCTGTCGCCGTTGGAATACTCGAGGCGCCAAAGACCTGGCACGTGATCGAGTTCAAGACGCACGCGACCAAAAGCTTTCGTGAGCTGATCGCCAAGGGGGTGCGAGCGGCAAAGCCGCAGCATTGGGCGCAGATGCAGGTCTACATGCATCTGACCGGGATCACCCGCGCCCTCTACATGGCCGTCTGCAAGGAGACCGATGCGCTCCACATCGAGCGGAGCGAAGCTGACCGGGATGAAGGCGAACGCCTGCTGGCCCGGGCGGCGCGGGTGATCGACGCGCATCGCCCGCCATGGCGAATCTCGGAAGATCCGGCGTGGTTTGAATGTCGTTTCTGCAGCCATCATTCGGTCTGCCACCTTGGAGTGGCTCCAGCGCTCACCTGCCGCGCGTGCCTGCATGCTCGCCCTGTCGATGACGGCTGGCGCTGTGACCGGCACGGCCAGATGCTCGACGCCGCTGCGCAGCGCGCCGGGTGCGCCAGGCATTTGTTTATTCCAGAGCTCATCGCCGGCGACATTCTGGAGGCGGGCGAAGATTACGTCGCTTACCGCCTGAAGGATGGATCCTGCTGGACCAACGATGCGCGTAGCTTGGAGGGCGCCGCATGCTGACACTGCGCCCCTATCAGCATGACGCCATCGCGGCCATTTACGCCTACTTCGACCGCAAGTCGGGCCATCCCCTGATCGTCATTCCGACGGCCGGTGGAAAATCGCTGGTGATGGCCGCGTTCATCGCAGGCGTTGTAAAAGCCTGGCCTGACCAGCGCATCCTCATCGTCACGCACGTGCGCGAGCTCATCGCGCAGAACCACGCCGAACTCATTGACCTGTGGCCGCAGGCGCCCGCCGGCGTCTATTCCGCGGGCCTGGGCCGGCGCGACGCCGCCGCCAGCATTCTGTTTGCCGGTATCCAGTCAATCCACCGGCGCGCCGGCGAACTGGGCCATCGTGATCTCGTGCTCGTGGACGAGGCTCACCTTATCCCGGGCGCATCCAGCGCGACCTATCGCAGGTTTCTGAAGGAGCTCCTGGCGATCAATCCGAAGCTGAAGATCATAGGCTTCACGGCGACGCCCTTCCGGCTCGATAGCGGCATGCTGCACGAGGGCGAGCACGCGCTGTTCACCGACGTTGCCTTTGATGTCTCCGTCAGCGCTCTGATCGAGGACGGCTATCTTTGCCCGCTCGTCAGCAAGGCGCCAAACACGAAACTGAACGTTGATGGCGTCGCCACGCGTGGCGGCGAGTTTATCGCTGCGGACTTGCAGAAAGCGGTGGACCGGGATTCGATCACGCAAGCGGCCATCGACGAACTGGTGCGCTATGGCGAGAGCCGCCGTTCGTGGTTGGCTTTCTGCTCTGGGGTCGACCATGCCAAGCATGTCGCCGCCGCCATTCGCGAGCGGGGATATTCTTGCGCGACCATCTTCGGCGACACGCCGCGTGACGAGCGCGACGAGATCATTGGCGCCTTCAAGCGCGGCGAAATCCGCGCGCTTGCCTCAATGGGCGTTCTCACCACCGGCTTCAACGCGCCCGCAGTCGATCTCATCGCGATGCTGCGGCCGACAAAATCGGCGGGGCTCTACGTGCAGATGGCGGGGCGAGGCACGCGGCTGTCGGCGGGCAAGGAAAACTGCCTCGTGCTCGATTTTGCAGGCAACGTGGCGCGGCACGGGCCGATCGACCTCGTGCGCCCCAGGAAGCCAGGCGCAGGCGACGGTGACGCCCCCACGAAAGTCTGCCCGGCGTGCGACAGCATTTTGGCGATCAGCGTCATGGCGTGCCCGGACTGCGGCCACGTCTTTCCCGCCCGGGAGGTCAGGATTGCGCCGAGCGCTTCGACGCAGGAAATCCTGTCGGCGCGCAACGCGCAATGGCTCGATGTATCGGAGGTCTTCTACAGCCGGCACGAAAAGCCCGGCCGCGCGCCATCGCTGCGCGTCGATTACCGCTGCGGCCTGGTGACCCATAGCGAGTGGGTCTGCCTCGAGCACGAAGGCTACGCCCGAAGCAAAGCGCACGCGTGGTGGCGGCAGCGGACGGCGGGCGCGCAGCCGCCAGCAACCGTCAATGGGGCCCTGCGGCTGGCTTCAAGCCTCCAGCGACCGACCGGGATCTTCGTGCGGCCGAGCGGGCGCTACACCGAAGTCGTCAATCACAGGTTCGGCCCATGCGTCATCGCCTCAACGACCTCTGCCCCGTCTGTCGGCGCGAGCCGAGGTTCCACGGCTGGTTCGACGCCAATCTCGCGCGCGGCAATCCCGCTCGCGACGCGAGCTACCGAAAACTCTGCAGCCGGGACTGCCAGATCATCTTTCACGGGAGGGGCGGCATGATCGACGCGACGCCAAACGAACAAGCGGCCATGCAGCACGCCGGCCGCATGGGCGGTGAATACCTGGACAGCATCGGCCAGACGGATCTTGCCCGCCTCTCGGACGAGGAATGGCGGACGTTCGTCGAATGCGTCGTCACGGGCTTCTGCGACGGTCTGCGTGATCTGGCGGCGCGCGATCACGGGCGTATCGCCGCGATGAGCGAAGGAGTTCCGTTTTGAGCCCGTCCCAAAGCTTCATGGCAAGGCTCGGCGATCGCCTCGTCGCCAACGGCTACTCGATCCTGCCAATCGCCCCAGGCACGAAAAAACCGGGCCGCTTTCTCAAAGGCGCCTGGGGCGACTATCCGCAATGGACGCGCCACGCCGGTCGGGCGACGACCGAGCTGGAAGTCTCCACCTGGTCGCAATGGCCGGACGCTGGCATAGGCGTCGTCGGCGGCCAGGTCGCGGCCGTCGACATCGACATCGCCGATGACCACGACCTCGCGGCCCGCGTTGAAGAGCTCTGCCGTCAGCGCCTGGGCGACACGCCTGCCCTGCGCATCGGCCGCGCTCCGAGACGGCTGCTCGTCTATCGCACCCTCGAGCCGTTCAAGGGCATCCGCAGGCATCCCCTGGAGATCCTGTGCCTTGGACAGCAGTTCGTCGCCTACGCCGTCCATCCGGAAACGGGCAAGGACTACGTTTGGCCGGACGAGAGCCTCGCCGACATCGACATTGAACGTCTGCCGTTGATCGACGAGGCAGGCGCGCGGGCGTTCCTGGAGGAAGCTGCCGCGCTGATCCCGGACGCCCTGCGGCCGCCGGGGCTCGCATCCCGCGAGGCGGCTGACAGCGCGTCGTTGGCGGGGCATGCGCAGGCTGGCACGCTGCCCGCGATCCGCGCCGCGCTCGCCTTCCTCGCTAACGCTGACCTCGATTATGACAGCTGGGTTCGAATTGGCCTCGCGCTCAAAGGGGCTTTGGGCGAGCAAGGCGCGGACCTGTTCGCCGCCTGGTCCGCGCAGGCGGCGAAGAACGATTCGGCGTTCACGGCCAAAACCTGGGCCGGATTCAAACCGCGCTCGATCGGCGCGGGTACGATCTATCATCTCGCCATCGAGCGCGGCTGGAAACCGGAACCCGGGTTGGTGCTCGACGGCGCCGCGTCCGCAGATCCCATTCACCCCGCCGCCGGGATGCTGGCCCAGATGCGCGCGTCCGATCCCACCGAAGCGCCGGCCGCCAGAGCGATGCCCGTCATTCCGCCGCCCCCGGGACTCGAGCGGCTCGACGGGGCGCTGGCTCTAATGGTTCGGCATATCCTCGCAACCGCCATACGGCCGCAGCCCTGGCTCGCGGTCGGCGCATCCCTCGTCGCGCTCGGCGCTGTCATGGGGCGGAAGGTTCGCACCCCCAGCAATCTGCGATCCAACCTGTACGTGCTCGGCATCGCCGAAAGCGGCGGCGGAAAAGACCATGCTCGCAAAGCCATCAAGGATATCTTCGTTCGGGCGGGCCTCTCCGCGCATCTGGGCGGCGAACGTATTGCGTCGGGGGCTGGGCTCATCACTGCGCTCAGCCGACAGCCGTCATCGCTGTTTCAGATCGACGAGTTTGGGCGTTTCATGGCCAACGTCGTCGACAAGCGGCGAGCGCCCAAGCACCTGTCCGAGATCTGGGACTTGTTCATGGAGCTTGCGACCAGCGCAGGCACGACCTTCTTTGGAGCCGAATATGCCGACCAGAAGGAGCGGCCCCGACAGGACATTGTCGAACCCTGCGCCTGCGTGCACGGGGTCAGCGCTCCCGGTCCATTCTGGGAGGCGCTGTCGAGCGGCGCCTTGCAGGACGGCAGTCTCGCGCGGTTTCTCGTCTTTCGCAGCGATGAGGATATTCCCGACCGAAATCGCGATGCTGCGCTGATGGCGCCGCCATCCGATCTTCTGGAGGCCGTGCAAGCTGTCGCGAACGTGGGAGCTGAACGGTCCACTGGCAACCTGTCCCGGGCAGGAGGAGCTATCGCCAATCCTGACCCGCTCACCGTCCCTATGAGCGACGCCGCTCAGGCCCTATTCCACGAACTCGACGAGGAGATGACGAAGCGTCAGCGCGCCGCCCTCGGCACCAACCAAAGCGCTGTTCTGGCGCGCATCTGGGAGAACGCGGCCAAGATCGCCCTGATCAAGGCGGTAAGCGCCAACCCGGCGGCGCCCGTGATCCGGCGTGTGGATGCGCAATGGGCGTGCGAGGTCGTAGAGCATTGCGCGTCGACATTGCTGGTCCAGGCAGAGCGACACCTGGCAGACAACGACGTCGAGCGCGCGCACAAGCGCATCCTGGCGTTCGTGAGAGAAGCAGGCCTCAGCGGCGTCCGGCATAACGAGCTCACACGGAAGGCGCAGTTCGTGGAGCCCAGGCTGCGGCGCGAGATCATTCAGTCGCTGCTCGAGAGCGAACAAATCGTGGCTCACCCGATGCGCAGTCGGGGTCGGCCGGCGACCCTCTACCGGGTTGCGGGCTAGTTGCGTCAACGTCATGAGAAACGTCAAATGACGTAAGATGAGGGGTAAGGCCTTGGATTACATGTAGATGAGACTTTCGTCATTTCGTCATTCATCAAACCAAAGGGTAGCCCTCCTGATAGGAAATTTGGGGGCGTATAGGAGGAGATGACGTAATGATATAAGTAAGGATATATATAATAATCAAATAGATACCCATCAGACTTTCGTCAACTTTCGTCAAATGGACCGACCAGACCAGACCCCTTCGGGTCCGGGCGAACCCGCCTCCCTCACCGGACGCGCCGTCGCCCCGACCGCCCGAACCCAAGGAGGTCGTCGTGACCCAAGGCACTGCGCTGCACAGCGCACAGTATTCCCACCCCCCGCAGACCGGCAGCCTATGTGGCGCCATCCTCGCCCTTGATCTCGGCACGAGCACCGGCTGGGCGCTGCGCACATCCGACGGCCTGATCACCAGCGGCACGGTGTCATTCCGGCCGAGCCGCTATGATGGCGGCGGCATGCGCTATGTGCGCTTTCGCGCCTGGCTCGATCAGTTGGGCAAGGACGCCGGAGCGCTCGCATCCATCCACTTCGAGGAAGTGCGCCGGCATGTAGGCACGGACGCCGCGCACCTCTACGGCGGCTTCCTGGCGACGCTCACCGCCTGGTGCGAGCAGCGCGACATCGCCTACCAGGGCGCGCCTGTCGGCACGATCAAGCGGTTCATCACCGGCAAGGGCAACGCCGACAAGGCGGCGGTGATCGCCGCGGTACGAGCCCGTGGCTATGCGCCCGCCGACGATAACGAGGCCGACGCCATCGCCATCCTGCTGTGGGCGATCGAGACGCAGGGAGGCGTGCGATGAGCGCCGATCAAATGCTCGCCCGCGCCAGCGCAGTCATCGGGGAGCGCCGGCAAGCCTACGGCGATCCAAAGACCGTGATGACGGCCATTGCAGCTCGCTGGTCGATCACGCTCGGTCAGCCAGTCACCCCGGCGCAGGTCGTGCTGTGCATGATCGATCTGAAGGTCGCTCGTCTGGCGCATGACCCCGACTACATGGATAGCGCCGTGGACGTCATCGGCTACGCCGCGCTGCTGCCGGAGGTCATCGCATGACTTGGCTGCTCAGAGGCTACGGCGGCGCGCGTCGACCGCCCGAGGACGTCAAGCGCGACGGCTGGCGGGATCACGGCCTGCTCGCCGTCTCCATCCACGATCATCGGCTGACGTGGCCCGAGCGCGAACTGGTCATGCAGCTCGGCGACAAACTCTACGGCAGACGCGAGGTACATCGCAACATACGGGAGGCGCGCCGATGATCAGGGGACGCAAGAGAAAGCCCGGCGCGCGGCACGCCTGCGGCAAGCGCATTCGCGGTGAGACCGAACGCGAGGTGATGCAGACGGCGCTCGAAGCGCGCCAGCGCCATTACCGGATCGGCGCCAGCCGAGCGCGCGACGAACGGCTGGGGACATCGCTCGGGCGGCTGGCGTTTCAGGAGCTGATCAGCGCCCAGCAATACGACGCCGGCCTGCGGTTCGCCGAGCTCTACCAGCGTCACCACATGACGCTCGGCTTGCCCATGCCGCATCCGCAATCGCCGGCGGGGCTCATGATTGCCGGCGGTAGCTTCGGCGGGTCGATCAGTGAGATCGAGCCCGCTGTTATCGAGCGCCTGCGCAACCGCTTCGAGGCCGCGACGAAAGCTATCGATGATTGCGATCGCGCGTCTCGTATGGGGCCCGGTCGAAGACCGTCGCTGCTGCTGTATCGTGTGGTGTGTGTCGATGAGGACACGACGTTGTGGTCGATGAGTGACATCGGCAATCTGCGCGCCGCGTTGAATGCGTTGACGTGCGTGTTTGGCTGTTGA